GACTAAAGTATCAAACAGTGCATCAAGGTTTGCATCTGTTACCGAAAAGACAAGCTCTAAGCTAACTAGTTTCGGATCAACGATGACCAAGGCAGTAACTGGGCTCGAATTGCCATTGGATTTGTAGCAGCCGCTAAATCTGCTATTGATTTCAACAGCCAGATTCAAGCAATGGGACCTTTGCTAACAAATGGGGGTGCGATTACTGCCAAGTATCGTGCGCAACTTGATCAACTAGCATCAGCATCTAAAAAGTGGTCGGTTGAATATGGCGTTTCCACGGCTGCAATTAACGAAGGCATGTCAGAAATGATCAAACGTGGCTATACCGCTGCGCAAACATTAGGCGCAATGCCTGCAGTTCTCAATGCGGCAAAAGCGTCTGGCGATGACTTCAACGATGTTATGCATGTTTCTACATCCGTTCTGGAACAATTTGGTCTAAAGACAGAATCAACAACGGGCATGCTTAAAAACACGTCTCGCGTTACAGATGCTCTTACCTATATTGCGAACGCTACTGCAGCAGGGCTCCAAGATATGGGCGAGGCAATGACGTATGTCGGTCCTTCTGCTCATGCTGCTGGTATCTCACTCGAAGAAACAGCGGCTGCTATTGGTATTATGAGCAACAAAGGGATTGAAGGATCAGTTGCTGGCACAGCATTACGTGGTGCTTTAACAAGACTGTTGAAGCCTTCTAAGCAAAATCGTCAAGGATTTAATGAATTAGGCATATCTGTTGCTGATTTCAAAAAAGGAACTCTAACTCTTCCAGAGATTCTTGACAAAATCAAGAATAACACTAAGGGGTGGACGGACCAGCAACGAGCTTCTGCTGTTGCGCTTGCCTTTGGCACTGAAGCGCAAGCAGGAATGAACGCCTTGATTAGCGCAGGCGGCGGTGAGTTACGAAAATATACCAGTGAAGCTGAGCATGCTAGCGGAACAACTGCCAAAATTGCTAACCAGTTAAACAATACGGATGCCGCCAAATTGAAGAGATTTCAAGAGTCGATTCATGTTTTAGGAATTGAAGTAGGTCAAAAACTTCTACCGACGCTGACTCCTCTTATCAAAACAGCAACCGATGTTGTCAATGCCTTTACAAAAATGGACAGTGGTACGCAACAAGCCATTATTAAATTTGCAGCGTTTGCGGCAGTTGTAGGGCCAGTAAGTTCTCTGATCGGCGGAGCTCTTAAGCCTGTTACTGCTTTGAGCAAAGGAATATCTGGAATTGCGGGAGTCATTGGGCGAGCATCCGTAGCCGCGAAACTTGGCGGCACTGCAATGGATGTGCTCAAGTCTGGCTTTAGTAAGACAGCCTTTGAAGCATTGAAGGTTGCACCAGCCGCAGCAGCGGCGGCAGAAGGCACTTCTGGAATGGGAGCAGCCATGGGCGGAGCCGCAGCGAGCGGAACAGGATTACTAGCGGCATTGGGGCCAATCGTCCCAGTTGTTTTAGGTGTGACAGCAGTCGTCGGTGCCGGTGTAGCCATTTGGGAATTGTGGGGCAAAAAGGCTCTTGAGTCTGCTGACAGAACTTCACGATGGGGCACGGATATTGGCGAAGCAGCAGATAGGTCCGCAACTAAGATGCGAGACGCTTCTGGCAAGATCAGTGGTGCTTTCACTGACACTAACCACACTGTCAAAGAAAATGCCAAAACGATTGCCAACGGTTTTGATGATATTACGAAGGCCGCTAAAGAATCGTCCAAAAACACCCAAACCGCACTCGAAAAGTTGGCGAAGCAAGTCGGCGGATCGACTGCTGATCAGATTCGTAAAGACGCAGCAGAAATGAAGAAGGCCGACGATGCACGCATTAAGCAAATTGAGGCTAATGCCAAACAAGCTAAGTCAATTACTGAATCTGCCAGCAAAGAACATGTCGAATTTACTCGAGATCAAATTCAGATTCTGGATAACTTGCGCAAGAGCAGTGCAGCCGAGGCCGTTAAGACACTTAGAATTTCTGGTACCCAACAAGCGAATGTCTTAAAAGCTATTAATGGCGAAAAGATTCGGATGAGTCAAGCAGCGGCTAAGGAACAGTACAGCCAGATGCAACAGGCATTTGCTGACGAAACTGATACTTATGGCAAACATTATGCTGCCATTAAAAACTCTGCTGAGTTGAGTACGGCTCAAAAGAATAAAGCTCTTGAAAAGCTGGAAAAAGATCATCAAAGCAACATGAGCGTGATTTATGCGGGTGCGATCCAAGCGATGAAAGCGCAAGGACTATCCAACAAGACGATTCAAGAACAACTTCAAACAGAGTTTGGTGCGACGGCGTCTCAAGCTAAAAAAGCAATGAGCGCTTATTCAGAGGCAATGAGTAAGGGTGTCAAAGATAGTAAGCAATTTGCGGCCGCCGTTAATTCCAGTATGAGCAAGAGTGTCCAGAAGGCTGGTAACGATTGGAACAACCTTGTACTAGACCCTAAAACTGGTAAAGTTGTCACCAATCTGCCACAAGTTCTAAAGGATACCGCAAGCACGGAAGATGGTTGGAAACGTCTTAAATTTGACCTAAAGAATGCCAAGATTAGCTCAAATGCTAAGCAAATGATTGTCGAGGCGATGGCCTCTACCGACAAGTGGAATTCGCTGACCGTTCAAGAGAAGACAGCTCTAGTGAGGGCGTCCGGTCAAAAAGACTTAGCTAACATCATAACCGAGTTTGTTTCATGGAATAAGTTCACGCCAAAAGAACAACAAGCCATCGTCAGTGGAGATTACACACCGCTTGTCAACGCACTGGTTCAAATGGGTTACTGGAATGAATTGAGTCTCAAAGAACAGCAAGCGATCGTTCATGACAAGGCTACTTTGCCACTCATTGATATCTTGACGCAATCTGGCAAGTGGCAGGGTTTGACACTTAAACAACAAACTGCGTTGATCAATGCCAAGGGTAAAGACGAGCTCAAGGACGTCTTATTCAACCTGGGCGTGTGGCAGTCAATCGATCCCAAAGATCAGTACACAACGCTAAAAGCCGTGGGCGAGGGTAAACTCGCTGACATGCTTGACCAGTTGGCCCTGTGGAACAAGATTACTCCGCAGCAAATGCAGGCAGTGGTTAAGGGTGATTATTCATCTCTAGTCACGGCAATTGATGAAGTTAACGGTTGGAACCAACTGACTCCTAAGCAGATGCAGATGATTGTGCAAGATAAAGCAACAGCCACCTTGATTCAAGGCATGATTGAAGCACAGTCTTGGAACGGGTTGTCAGTCGAGGCTAAGACGGCACTGATTCAGGCCAAAGGCAAGGAACAGCTTGCTGACGCTGTGGCCAAGTTTGGTTTGTGGAATCAATTACCGTCAAAGACCAAAGAATTATTGGTAAATAATGCTGATGCCCGCGCCAAACTAGTTGAGGCAGGCATTGATGTAGATGCATACGAGGCCAAACACCCGAGCCCGAAAGAGTTGACGGCTAATGTCAATGATTTACTGACGAAGACTTCGCAAGCGAAAGGAGAGCTAATCTCCTATGATTCTTACAAGCCGGGGATGAAGCAATTCACTGGCGATTCTTCTAATGTCACTCAACATGCTGAACACGGTAAGAGTGAGGTCAATACCTTTAACATGACTAATCCGTTGGCACGTTACTTTACTGGGGATTCCTCAAACGTGACGACACATGCTGAAAAAGGTAAGGGCGAAGTCAACAGTTTCAATGGAACTAACCCATCAATGCGTTACTTCATGGGTAATGCTTCAAGCGTTGTGGGGGCTGCCGGATCTGGTAAAAACAGTATCGGAAGTTTTAATGGAACAAATCCGGGAGATAAATATTTCAAAGGCCATGATAATACGACAGGACCCGCAAGTGCCGCCAAACGTGCAGTTAGCGCATTTGGTGGGAATGAAGTCATCACGAAGACTTTAAATTTTGTGGTTAATATTCCGAGCATTATTCGGAAGTTCCTTCACTTGCAGCACGGAACTAATGATCTCCGAACGAGTTCACTGGCGATGGTCAATGATGCCCCTGGATCTAATTACCAAGAACCGATCATCACACCTGGCGGCAACATGTTTATGTTCAAAGAGCGAAACGTGGTAACACCATTGCCGCGGCATTCGATGGTCATTCCCGCTGACAAAGCACGACGTATGAACATTCCGCGTTTTGCTGGCGGCACCACAGACTTCGGAGGCGCTGCTAATAGAATAAACCAATTGAATCCGCAAACCTTTGTTACCAGCATTTATAGTGGTAGCAATAGTCGTGCTGAGGATTTGCTAGCAAGACTGATCGAATTAACAATTTATCAGATTAATCATACACAACGTACTGAAGGCAAAGTAGTGCTTGAAAATAACCGCGAAATTGGCAAATGGTTGTACCCAACAATTAATGAGCTGGATAAGCAAAACACAATCAGAGAAAGACATGGAAGGGGTGTTTATTAATTGGCGAACTTGATATTTGGAGGACATAAGATTGGTAGTTCCGTTCTGCAGTTTAGTGCTGCTAGGGGAATTACATCAGAGATTGAAAACACTTCCCATTCTGTTGGAATTAGCGATGGTGAGATGCTTATCAATAGTCGTCTTAAGTCTAGAATCATTCCAGTAACTTATGATTTTGTGGCGCTATCTCGTCGTGAATTTGAACGGCAGTTAGCGCCACTACTTTATAGCACTGATGTTCAGAAGCTAATCATTGATGATCGCCCTGATGAATTTTGGTATGCAAAAGTTGATGGCAAGATTGACATGGACCGGGCTTATTTTCTTGGCACTGGTACTATTAATTTTCTGGTTCCCGATGGCATTGCGCACTCGGTAGCCACGAAGACGTTTGACAATATGCCTTACAAGGACGTGCCAGTGAATCTCATGGCAGGCACAAGCGCCGACCCAGTATCAGTCACAGGGTCGGGTTGGAATATTCAAAAGCTTGGATCGTTCAGCAATCCTACCGTTGGGAAAAAGTATGCAGCTACGGTCTTGCTTGGGCGGGCTGATTTTGCTGTTAGTTTCCAAATATGGGCGAATGACATCAATGGCAATCGGGTACGACTGGATGGGTTTCCTGTGACCACACAAATGGGAGCAAACACGCGCAGAACGATTGTCTGCAAATGGCCTGACCCGGGGACGACTGGAGCAGCTCAGATTGAGGTGACACTTGCGTGGGCTTTCCAAAAAACGGATGTTGGCACCTATCAATATCTCAAAGCCAAGCTAGAGGAAGGCACCACTTACTCCACATGGTCGCCTAACCCAGCGGATCCTGAATACTATTCCGACACCATCACGGTTCACAATGGCGGCACTTATCCTGTCGAGCCAGTTATTACGGCAACTATGCACGCTGATAATGGCATGGTTGGGCTTGTTAATGACCATCCGGGCATTCTCCAATTCGGCACGCAAGAAATAGATGGTTTCACCACCGAAGAAAGCGAAGTAGCACTTAACTTAGCCGCTGTT